GAAACCTGCCAACCGTACCTCCGGCCAAGGGAGCCGCTTCACCCGCTACGCCAAAAGCCGCTCCAGTCACAGCTCCCTTGCCGCTAGACTTAAGCACGTCCATAACCTCATCCCACGCTGAAATCTGCTTGCCCGCGTACTTGTCTACCAACCACTGACGCAGCCCAGCAGTCAAAGCAAATCCGCCCGCACCTGCACCTACAGCACCTAATCCAATAGTCCCTACTACAGGGAGTTCCACGGTTCCCGCCGCGCCGCCTGCAAGTGCGCCTAAACCTCCACCGACGAGGTACGCAGGAAGGTCTCCGATCATCTGCCCAAAACCTTCAACAAATTTCGACACCTCATCGTCGGTTTCAAATGGACCTGAAATCTGTCCCCTCATGTACTCACCGATGATTGAGTCTTTAGTCAGTCCTTTCCAACCTGCTTCGGCGTAACCCCCGAGCCGCGTCATGAAGTCTTCATTGAGCGCATCGCGGTGCTCGTAGGTGAAGCTAGGGGAAGCTCCTGTAAGGTGTGAGTACACGAGAGCGTCAGTCGCTCTCTGGGACTCATCTTGGTTTAGAGAGGGATAGGTGTCGCGTGGCTCATACGGATCAACCAGAGCAGGCGTAGGAGGGGGCTGTTGTGTCTGCTGAGCGTAGGGATCGACCAGTTGATCTTGTTGCGGCATTATTTGATTCCCTTTTCGTCCAGGTACTTGTTAATCAGTTCGTCGGACGCGTTCGGATTGGCTCTCTTCATTCCATCGAAGTATTCCTTGCGCGTGTTGGGCGTGGCGGGGGAATTATCCGTTCCGCCCTTCGGTGGAGGAACCTTCAATGTGCTTGGATCAATCGGCTGCCCAGTGAACACGCTCTTTGCAACAGGCCAGATATTGTCCAGTAGTCCTTTTACTACCTGTTTCTTCTGCGCCTCTTCTTGCGGGTGAAGTTCCCTTTGCAGTTCTTCGGTGATCTGCGATCCGCTAAGTTTCTTGTTCTGTACCGTCCTCGCAAATTGGAGAGTATCGTGAGCAAGTTTTGCCCTGCCCTCATCCGTGGACGTATCATATAGCGGAGAAGCGTTAATCATCTTCACCGCATCGTTCCAGCCATTGTCTTTTTGGAGGTCTAAGGTCGTCCAGAGAGCATTGGCGTCCGCGTTCGTCAGTCCTTTCAGGATGTACGGAGTCAAGTCCGATCGACTGACCAAAGGGACACCAGCGGCCAGGATTCCCTGTGCAATCTCGTTGCTCTTGTCTAGCCTCTCCTGCCGAAGCTCACTCCGCTCCTGCAAATTCTCAACGCGATTTTCCCGCTGAATCTGCGCAGCTTTTGTAAGAAGATGATCCGCAACCCGACGCGGAATATAATCCTTCTGACCCGGCGCAAGATTCTCTCTGCGAGTCAATTCCGCGAAAGTCAGTTCCCCGCTTTCAACGTGAGGATCAAGAGAATCAAGCATCTTTTGATCGTTATCATTTTGGAGTTTTTGTGTCGCTCCAGCTTCCTCTTCGAGTTCCTGCCGGACATATTTCTTCACGTTCGTTGGTACGTTCGGATCGTCATCCACCTTCTTAGCCGCTGCCATGTGATCGAATTCTCGCGTCTCAGGGTCTTTCAGGGTCGGATCGTTTTTGAGACTGGAAAGGACTGCATCCCCCTGCTTCGACACATCAACCCGATCTGCACGATTCAAAGCCCGCTCATAGGAAACAGATAGATGGTCCTGCATCTGCTCCAGAGCTTCGGGATCAACAAATCCCTTTCCCTCGTAATCCTTAAGACGGGCCATCTCCGCTTCCATGATTTCAGGAGCATTCAATGGGTTTGCGGCACGGTCAACCTCGGTCGCAATCGTGCGTGTTCTCAATAGTTTCTTGGCCTGTTCTCCTTGATCTGCGGTGATACTTCCATTCCGCACCATCGCATCTGTCTTTGAGTCCTGAATCGACCAAATCCTCTGTTTGCCGTCGATGGTCGGTTCGGTGGCGGCTTCGTTTTCGGTGCGAAGTTGAGCGTCAAATAACTGAGCTTTGTTGTAATCGGCAGTCAATACAGTGGATTTTCTGTCCACAAGCCCGTTGTAGGAATTCAGTTGCCTGCCAAGGTAAGGCTCGATATGCCTCCAGAGGTCAGGACGATCACCGTACTTTTCTGCGTATTTTTCGTGAATCGCTGTGGCGGTGTCCTGCTTCAACTGATCGGCTTTGGTGTAGTCGGTCCAACTGGAAAGTTGAGTTTCGTACTTCTCCATGTCGGCGCCGATAGAATTTTCTGCGCCGAGTAAAATTCCTTCATCCTGCGCCTTCTTGAGTAGATCGGTTTCCTTCGCTCCATATTCGGCAAGACCTTGAAACATTTCTCCTGAATCAGCGACGGTCTGACCCACCCGCCCAGCGATAGAAGGGTTCATCTCCGGCGGTGGAGTGAGGGTGGGAGCGACGGCAGTGGGTATTTGAGGCATCTATGTCCCCAAGAGCGTTGCAGTGCTCGCCCCGGCCTTTGCTAGACCGCTAAGGAAGCTGCTTACTCCACCAACTGTGCCTGAGAATGCAGCGACCTTGCCGTAGTACCTTTGGAGAGCCGCTTCTTCAGTTCCAGCCTCATTCTCAGATGCCTCTTCCGTTCCTTCCTGAGCGGCGGTGTGAAGAGCGACCAGAAGAGGAGAACCTGAAGCAATATCCACGCCTGCGGCAGCAAAAGAGGTTGCTTGTTTCCCGATAAGGTTTGTGTACTTAGCCTGGGTCGTCTGCTCTTTCTGCTGCATCTGTTCTAAGGTCACCGCAGCATCGTAATCGTAAGCCGCCTTCTGCTGCTGGCCGGATTCATACTGACCGATCCCAGTTACAGCGGAACCAGCAACACCTAGTCCCGTGAAGCCAAGGCTGATCTGTTGGAGTTGACTCAGGTTCCCCACTAGCCCTCCTCGGAGACGTTCATGCGCGGCTCTACGCTACGGAGAGTGAATGGGAACGGCTCACCGTGGACTATCAGGATTGTACCTTCATCTTTCCAATCGTCATCCAGATCAGCCAAAACATTGCCAGTGAAGAGAGTTGTGGGGTTCTGAATCCGGGTGGGTTTTGGAGTGCCCTGCGCATAGTAGATCGGGTGCAAGTGATTCAAGTCAGTTCCGACAAGCCCCCCAACGGATTCATAGAGTGAAAGATTGGCGCGTGTAAATTTCTGCCTCTTGCTCTTTGAGGTAGCTTGCTGATTTCCGATGATCGGATTCATCGGCTCGACGGTGCTAGTGAACGGTATCCCAATCGTGATGAGGTTGCAATAATAGGCGAATGTGATCGAATCGGAGGTCACTTCGGTGGCTGGAAGGATCAAAGACCCGTCTCCCACGGCGGTCACCTGCTGGCCTAGAAGGTAGCTCATTCCAGTGACTTGATTCGTCACCTGCATGACCGATCCGCCATTGACGTAGGGTGTCCATGTGGTCGTATCCATTCCCTGAAGTTGGAATGTGTTGGCTCCGATTACGGTAACGGTGTACGCCTGCGTTTTGTCCTGATTGATCGACTGATTTGTAGGCGAAGTCATGCCGTTTACGTTCACGATCTGCACTGACTGACCATCTGAGAATCCGTGATTCTCCGCCGTGACTACAGGAGGGTTAGCATTTGTGATTCCCGTGATGTTGACGGACGGAAGAAGTTGTAACTGCTGGCCGGAATGAACAAAGAAGGCATTTGACAGTTGGTGAAAAAGTTCCTGCGGCATGAAATACTCGACATACCTTACCGTCACGCCGTTGATTGTTCTATTGACTACAATGACGATCTGATCTTCTTGATTCTGCCCGCTGATGATGGCGACTGATTCAATGACTCCTCCCTCGGGAGTCATGTTCACCCGGAACCACGCATAGACCTCGTCTTTGGTGTTAAAGACAAGACCGATCAACTGCCCATCATTTCTTACTGCCCAGTAAATCGGATAAGGTTCCGTCTGAAACGCAGTCTGCGCAATGCCTGAAGTCTCGGCTGACGTTCCAATTGTGATGTTCCGGTTCAATCGGGTGAGGTCGATTGCATCCCACTGGTTTGTCACAAAGCTGTAAGTGATGAAGTTTACAATTCTCGCCGAACGCGAAACAAATACGGCAGACCCGTTTATCAACTGCGGCTGCACCGAACTAACTCCCTGCGTGTTCTGGATTGCTGCTGCCACATCGGTCTGGCTGATGGATGATCCGTTCGACCCAGCTACGATCCAAATTCCCCCCGACGTTCCAAGAGCTAAACCATTTGGAGTACCGATCTGGTTGAGAAGTTGATTCACTTGGTTAGAAACCAAAGTGAACTGCACCGCGTAGTCATCCTCGTTCGGATCGGAGATGAAGTCGTAATAGTCGTCCTCGACAGTGCCGTTGAGCTGCGTAGGATTATTGTCTGATCCTCCAACGAAAAGCCGTTGCTGATATAAAGCTCCACAGGCTGGGTAATCTCCCGCTGCGGCGAAGAACGGAACGACTTGCACTGCAAATCCTCCGCCCTGATATTGCAGGTAGCCAGAAGAGTCAACGACGGCTCCAGTGTTCGCATCTTGAATGTTGAAGTACCATCCAGTCCCGGTGACAGTGGTCGAATTTCCTGCCGCGTCGATCACAGTTATGGACGTAGAACCGTAGGTGATACCCGAAACAAAGAATTCTCCTTGATTGAGTTCGACTAGACCAGCGCAAAGATTGATATAAATTCTGTTGCCATTTTGGAATGGCTGTACTCCGCTCTGCCCAGCAACAAGAACGACACATGGATTCGCTTGAGAGATGAGACTGATGTTCTGTCCTAGTGCTGAATATCCCGTCTTCACTACATCCAAAGTTCCGCGATAGGTAGACCCATTCCCTAACGTTCCAGGTAGCGCGGGGACGTATGACCACAAATTCGCGGAGAGTCTCTGCACCTGTGCAGGAGGATATTCGGGATGAAAAATCCAAAGAACATCTGCGCTTTGCGTGGAGCAATCAAGATCGAAAAGATCGCCCTCTCGATACGGTGTTGTCAACTCAATAGGCGAGGACACAAAGGTGTGTGGTCCCCAGTATGTTGAGTTCCAATTACCTAAAGCAAAACTTTCTGCAAAGGGGAACTCATCGAACTGATTTGCCATCGCGCAAATCCCTACCCAATTAGAATTGAGCAGAACGGAGCCGAACGTACTTGGTAGCACAATCCAAGGGCTAGAGAGATAGGTCGGATCGGGAGTTACTGTCCATTGGGTCAAATCCACCAAATTGCTGGTCCCGGAATTAAGCGATACGAGGGATTGAATCGCAGTCTGAATCAAACTCGCAGCGTTGTTGGCGTGAGTAGCGTTAGCCAGGGCAATGTTAATGCCTTGATTCGGAGAAGTTCCGGTAATTGTGACGCTCAGAGCATCAGATGTGTTGACGGAAAACGTGATCGGAATCGTGCTGGCATTCGCTGTCCCATAAGGCGTAGCGATGAATAAAGCTCCAGCGGGAGTTCCCAGCGATAGAACGGCCCAGTAAGGTCCAATCAAAACAAGATTTCCCGGTACATACGCAGTGGCCGGATTATAGTTGCTGGCCGCTGGAACAGTGAGAGCCAAACCCAAGGACCACTGCCCTTGACTCGCTCCTTCCCAAATGCGGAGCAGACCTTCAGAGAATTCTAGGATTGCTCCCTGATCTGTAGAAAACTGAAACGGAGCCAAACGGCTTTTCCCGCTTGATGCAATCTGCATCCGCTCGCTTGAAACAGTCTGAGAATTGTTTACTGTGTAGGTTCCTGTTCCACCATTCCCTGTGCCCAGCGCGATGATCGATGTATTCGGCGCGATCCCTGCGCCGATCAGCGGACCCTGTCCAGTACCCAAAACTCCGAAGTTGACCGCCGTCACGGTCAGAGTTGTGCTCGTGATCGACCCGGTAAACATCGCCCCGCCAAGAGCAGTTGCGCCTGCGAAGTAAGTACCGGGCATCTTCTTTGCCCCGCCCTCTACCAACGGAACGGCATTCTCAAGCGTCTTGCAGGCGGATGCGTACTTAGCAAGATCGGAACGTGATTCTATCAGCTCCGAGACTTCTCCCGTATTGAACGAATTGATAAGAACGTTTGCCTGGCTCATCGATACCCGCCACGACCGAACCGCCCAGCCTCCACCCAAGTTCTGCTTCCGGCTTCATCCTGAAGGTAGTCATCGCATTCGAGTTGTGCTGAGGCAGAGTTCAATGTCTGGAAGTACATCTGCATCATGCTCTCTGCCTTTTTCATGTCTTCAGTTATCGCGGGCGCAAGTTCTCCGGCAAGGCGGTACGCCAAAGCATTGACGAAGCCCGGAAATAATTGAGTGAAGTCTGTAATCAGACGGATGTAATTGATGGTGATGGGACAGACATTCTCGTAAGTACATTGGCCCGGATAATTCGTGAGTAGATTGTTGGTATAGCCCGCTCCCACGCCTGATCCGAGAACTGCCTCTACGATGTATGGATGAACTTCATGTGGAGTTACCGGCAAGTCCCTGTGACGAAACCAACCCCACCCACTGCCGCCCCACGCCCACACAAGAGCATCGGCGATTCGCCTCTCCTCAGGAATTTCGCGCGGGCGGACAAGCCTTAGAAAATCTGAAGGCAGGGGGTAAGCCCACCTATACCCCCCAACGGGCTGAGTGGCGTTCTGTTGCAATTGAACTCTGGTCTTTGCAAACTTCCAGTCTCGCTCGCTCAACACTTCTTGGAAAATCATGTCCCAAACGACATTAACTTTGATGGCGTTGGGCGAGTCTTCGGTTAGAGACCCGATAGTTCCCCTCGCCCCGATTCTCTGGAGGGCCATGTTGGCTATAGAGACCTGCGAGTAGTTAATGGCTCACCTCCAAGAAAAAAGGGGACAGGAGCAATGCTCCCGCCCCCAGTGAATGACAACCAATCAGCTTACTGTTCGCCGCCGGACGACGGTCCCACATAGATAAACAGGGTGCCGATGGTTGGATCGGTCCCAGTCAACGCCATGTAGACCCGCAGAAACTCCAGCACCGCGAATCCTGTGAAGGGGATAAAGTAGTGCGCCCCCGCCACCTGAAGCTGCGCCAGAGTCAAGGAACGAGCCGCAATCGGGTTTGGAGAGCTTCCGACCAATGCCCCGGTTGTGGACGAAGTGCAAACCTCAAAGTTGACCGAGGTAAGCAGGTTCGTCGGAGCCGTTACACAGATATGCACGCCCCACTGGACTCCGCCTTGCCCTACAGGTACGTTGGGGAAGGTATAACCCTTTTCCGTCAGTGACGGGAAAGCAGGAACCCAGGGGAAGCTGCCGCCGCTTGACGGCGCGCCGAAGTCAATCTCCAGATTGGTGTACTGACTTCCAGCCGCGCAATAAGCATCGCCAGCAGTATTGGGAGCGAATGTCAACGCTGTGCTTCCCGCAACGGTCTGCGATTGCGAAACAGTGTAGGTTCCTGTCAACCCCGCTCCTGAACCGAGAGCGGTGATGAACGTGTTTGCCGTGACTCCCGGTCCAAGTACCTGCATACCAACCGCAACCTGACCACTGGTCATGGTCGTGATTGTCAGCGTGGTGCCGGAAATAGCGCAGGAAGAAGCGGCGTTTACGGTTGAGGTCAGAGGACTTGAGGTGGATGTCCCCGACCCGTGAAGCGTCAAAACTGCATCGGAAATTGGCATCTCTGTCCTCCTACGTGGTTGCTGTAACGGTGGGTTCAGTGTTGAGGATTTTTTCGCACATCACAACTTGAATCCCTTGGAATCTGGTCACGCGGCGCGCGCCCCAAATGTCCCCGGTTTCCATGTTCTGAGTGTAGTAGCCGTTGGTCTTCTGCGAGACGGCGCGGATGTTCATCTGATTCAGCATCCCGCGATTAACCACAATCACCGTGCCGGGAGCCGATCCGCCTCCGGGCAGGTAGCCGAGAGCCTGAATGAGAATGTTCTCATCGAAATTCCCAGGCGATGAAAGTGCCGTTGGATTCACATTGGCGATACGTTGCACGCAGCGCTCATCGACAACCTGAAGTCCGATCTTCCATTGCAGGTAGGTGACATACGCCTGAATCGCCTTGGCGCTGGCAAGAAGGCCGTTGGTTGTGGTTGGCATCGTCCAAGTCTGCTCGCCAAGCGTTTCGATCTGCATTCCGGCAGCAGAGTTCACGGGGTAGATTGCCTGCACCTTGTTCTTGCCGAACTCAAAGACCCAGATGCTTGTCCCGTTCCCCGACTCAAATCCGCCATCCCACACGTTCGGTACCCATGTGGTATCACCGTTGGGATAGGCGGCAGTGTTGTGGAACCTCGTTGACAGGCCGTTGAAACTTCCCGGATCGGAAACCAGATTTCCGTAGATGATTTCGGACTCCAGTTTCTGAGCGAAGCCTTCAACGTGATTGTCGATCTGGTCCGAAATGTACTCTTCGGGGCTGTTCTGGATTTTGACCAGTTCCTTGTCCTGCACCGCCCAATCCACGAACATCGCAATCGGGTCGTTGATCTGCGTGTTCTTCGCGGAGGTGACGGCGGCGAATTCATTGAACCGGCGAGTGGCAGGGGTGGGAATGTAGTCAGTGCGGCTGGCCACATTCGAGATGACGTTGTTTGAGGCGACCATCGGAAGAAATTCGAGGAGCGGGCACTTGCGCCGCAGAATCTTTGCGGGCTGTACGAACATTGCACGAGCATCGGCGGACGAGTAATTATTGATCACGTCCCCAAATGTCGTGTAGCCGAGTTGAGATACGTCTGTAGCCATTGGAGTCTCCTAAGAGGCTACGCTTTCGCGGGAGGAAGATTGAACTTGGAAAGATCGTACCCCGGTTTGGCCGATTCTTGCCGTTGTCCAGTTCCTCGCAACGAAGTGTCCTCTCCGGTTTTCGCGGCCACGTTCAACAGGAAACGGATCATCGTGACGCGCGTTGCCGATGTTTCGCTGGCAAACGCTTTGTCGAAATCGACTTCCGTCTTTCCCCATTCTTTCCACAGCCGCGACGCAAGCTGAACGCTCGCATCGTATTTGTCGCCCAACTCGGTTTTTAGTGCAGCCGAAGTATCCGCGATCTGTTTTTGAATCGCGGCGTTGTGCGCTTCGACCATCGACCCGATCTGTTTGTTGAAGGCCGCTGAAATCTCCTTGGCTTGTCCCTTGGGAACGCCTATCCTGTGAAGCTCGTTCCGCCAGTATCCGGTCCATTCCTTAGAGTTCTTGTCCTCTCCATCCAGTTCGTAGCCGTCCGGCTTTTCGGGCCGTCCGAGTGAGTTGAAAAACTGATTGCGCTCTTCCTGCGTTGCATTCTCTCCAAGTTTGGGAATCGAGTTCGCCAGCTTCCCCTCTAAGTCCTTGGCCTTCGCCGCCGTATCTTTGTGGGCTTTTGCAAAATCGCCCACAGTTTTGAACGGAACGAACGCCTCGTCCTGTTTGAGGTCGTCGGGTAACCCGGCTCTCCATCCAAGTGAATCTGTCGCCGGTTGGTCTAATACTTCTGTCATTTGACTTTTCCTTAGAAACTTAAACGACTGCCATGCCGCTATTCAATCCCGTGTGAGCAACGATGGCATTGGTGTTTGCGGCGACAACCGCCGTGTTGGAAGTATTGCCCGCGATCTCGCAGGTGATAGAGTAGGTCGCCGCCGCGAGGTTCAAAATGGCAATCAGTTTCCCCGGCTGGCATCCCGGCCACGTAATTGTCATGTTCGCTGTTGGGGTCGCCGTGATGACAGTAGCTCCGGCCTGCTGGGGAGTCAGCGCAACCGTTCCGGTCGTAGCGGTGATGTCGAGTTCCTTATAAACCGCCAAACTCGCTGGAGCTGCTTCTGTAGGAACTCGTAACCCACCAGCCCCTGGCAATCTTACATCTTCAAAATATGGAGCTACTGGAACTGCCATGTCAATCCTCCCCGATTTTCAGCAACACATCGATTTCGCTCATAATACCACTCATGCGTGCGATTGCAACTCCAACATTGTACTCGATTCTTTCAACCTCGCTATTCAAGGGTACTCCAAAGTGGCAAATCAACAGAATATCCCCTAGAACCCTCTGCCCTTCAGCCGAGCTAAAAACATTGCGGTAAAGCTGCTTGATGTCCTGCTCGCGCCGCATCTGCTCTACAGGATCATTGATTTTTAGCGTAATCACTGCGCCTGTCCTCCAGCCATCAGGGCTTTCAACGGACTGTCTTGCTCGGCACCTTTACCAGCCAGTGCAGCAGCCTTGGCGATTTTCGGGGCATTCTCGATCTGCTGCTGTTTCTCCTGTTGTTGCTGGGCCATCTGGCGAATCTGGATGATAGCTTTCGGATCACGCAAGCAGGAAATCGGCGCTCCGGCAGCATCCCAAAACTCTCTGACCGCTTGATCAGTGTCGATAGCGTGCATCGCTAGAGGATCAAACTGGGTGATCTGTTGAAGTCCCGCGACAGCGGATTGAATAGAACGCATCTTTGTCAATCGAGTTTGAGCTTGTGCCAGCATTCCAAGATATTGAATCTCGACTGCTCCATGCTCGGAGTCGAGCAAAATCTGCGGCACCTCTGGAATTCTTCCTGCCCGCGCTTCAATATCGAAAAATCTTGAGATAAGGGGATTAAATCCTTCCGATTGAAGGTTTCCAATGATCGTCCCGAGAATCGCCGCTTTCTCGTTCTGCATCTCGAAAATCTGCTCTGTGACAGGTCTTCCCATGCCTTTCTGCTGGCCGATTTGACTCAAGAGCATGAAGACATCGGTATGAAAATGATCCTTAACCGTTTGAGCTACGCGATCCTGATACTCAAGACTGAACGGAAGCTGCTGGACTCCGGTCCCGTTTAGAGGAACGGGTGCATAGGCTTGGATGTTTCCGCGAACATTATCAACAAACGTGATTCCGTTCGGGCCACGCATCACCTTTCCGCGCAGGTCAGAAGACATAACCAGAGGAGGTTCAGCCGCTTTCTGGCCGGTAATGATGTTGGTACGCCCCATCTGATTGTCCAGAGCAATAGACACCCACGCATCGTGTGCCGGTCCCCGGCCATACAACACGTCCGAGTTCTTTCTCCATCTCCAACTAAGAGAAGGCATCGAATCGTATCCGCCTTCAGAAAGCATAGTGATTTGGTCGGATGGTTCTGCTTTACCGAGTATCTTCCCGCCTTTTCGATAAACCCAATCGGACGCCCATTTCTTTTTCTTCGCAACTGCCACGGGGCTTGGATCGTAGTCTTTCCGTGGATAGACGGCGTGAAGAACTTCACGCTCGGCGTGCATATTGCTTTCGTAGTCCTGCTTGAAATTCGTGTCTGCGCGCTCCATCGTCTCCAAGCCAAACTTTTGCACCAGTTGGCGGAGAGTCATTTTGTAGACGCGGTAGTTGGTATCGACCTGCCCGAAATCGTTCTCTGCGATATAGCATTCTCTGAAATGAGGAACGGTGCATACGGTACGAGCTTGAACGATGTCGTCCTCGATCAAAAGGTGAGAGGTTCCGGCGGTAATACAGTCCCTGATAAATTCCGTCGAGACATCGTAGAAGTTGGAGCGATTAAAAGAGGAATAACAAACATCTGCCGAGTTTTGCAGCCACTTCTGGACTTCAGGATAGGAGTCGGTTCTTTTCCCCGACCAAGACCTCATCTTGCTTGTTCGCGGGAAATTCAATTTCCCCGGTAGCTCAAACGCGAACCACGGCTGATTACGAGAGCAAAGGTATCCGACCATGCCGTTTGTCAGCATATTGGCTGAAGTCATGGCGGTATCGGCGAATACCTCTAAGCCGGTCGGTTGACCGGGCCACAAGTCTTTCCCTTGAACCGACCTCCGGCCATGATTCACATACATGATCAGGTTGTCGATCATCGGTTCCCAAGGAAGTCTCTCCTCGGCTAAAACCTGTAGATATTTTTGCGCGTCCTTGGCTCGCTGGTCTGCATCCCGTTGCCCAAGAGGAGAAGGCTCGTAGCCGGGGTCTCGCATGAACGGGGTAGCTATTCCAAGGGAACTCATGCGCCAAGTGTCGCTTTCTGTGTAGAGGCAGTTCCGGATGTGCCCAAGGGTGAGGCCAGGATCGTAGACGCCATGCCTCTACGCTGCGTCAGAGCTTGTGCCTGCGCCAGAGCCGCCGCTTGAGACGCTTGGGCCATCTGCTGGGCCGTCTGAGCTTGAGTAGGAGCCTGCGGAGCCTGTGGAGCCGCTACGGCCTCATAGATACCCGTACCGACTGTGGCGGCGGTCGAGGCGATCAATGTTCCTAGTAAAAGCGGAGTAATCCCCATCTCACACCTTGAAAACAGGTTTGGTGTCTCCGATGACCTTGACAAAATAACGGCCAAAGTCTTCGTACTTCATCGCCTCAAACAACCGATACACCCCATTATGCACTCCGCCGTGGGTCATCATCAGTTGCGCGCCGGATTCCGCAGCGATTTTCTCTGCCA